TAATCCACTTTCATACCCTCAATATCACTATAGTCTTCCGCCTGGAATCCAAAATTAGGATAACTCCAATACCATTTATCTACATTCATCAATCGATGCCAATATGTATCAAGAGTATACACATTCTTCAAATTAGTTTTCTCTAGACCCGCGATTCCCTCCTCAATATTCTTAATTAGCGTATCATAGTAACTCGAATTCACAATATATGCACAGGCACAAAACCCACGACGAGCTCTATAGATAGAAGCATAACCTTTAACAGTGGAAACTTCAAAAGCATTAAAAGATAATAGCCCCACATCCCATGGATTAGACGCTAAGAAACGTAAAAAACCGTTTACCTTCACAAAAGTAAGGCGATCTTTTATGAATTCTATGTCATCTTCGAAAATACAACAATTTCGCCATCCATTATCCCTTGCCATTTTAAGAATAGCAAGGTGTGACCTGGAACATCCTAGATACCCCGGACTAGCTTCTATCGCAGAAAATCGCTGCAATTTATCCCGAGGAACACCAATATCAATTAATTCTCTTTCTATTTTCGCCTTTCTATCTGGACGTTTATCCAGATTAATATAGACAAATTGGTCTATAGAAGACCAGTCGATTGCTCCCAGTTTAGACATTTGACACCGGTTAATCCATATCTTTTATGTAATTGATAAAGACATTTAAGAGTTTGGTTGTGGGTGGGTGGAAAATGGGTGATATCTATTATTCGCCTATATTAATGGGCGGTCTGGGTAACCGACTATTCCAGATAGCATCCATCTACGGTCTTTCCAGAAAACATGGGCATAAATTCGCCGTGGATCCCAAATATATCGCAGCGAATACACATTCTAAGACCGATTACGGGCGTTTCTATAGGAAATATCTGAGTTATACTAGTATAGAATGGGATAGAGCGGATGAACCGAAGAATGCTCCCGGGAAATATCTGGCGATTCCCCGTCTGAAAAATAACACAATTTTTTATGGATATTTCCAGACGGCCAAATATTTCGAGGATTATAGGGACGAAATACTGGAAATGATTGCTCCAACTTCGGAAGAAATCTCATATATTACAAGTAGATTTAGACCTGAGGGCGCGGCATTCCTTCACATTAGACTGGGTGACTACTACAATCATCCGATCCATTATGTTAATCTGAAAAATTACTATAAAGAGGCGGTGAGTATACTCCGAGAACAGGGTGTGAACCGTTTTATAGTGATAACAGATAGTCCGGAATTATGTCGGAAAGAGTACCCCTGGATGGTGGGGGATGAATATGAACATGTGGGAGAAATTAAGGATGTCCCCGAAGGTAGTTCACCGGAACTAATAAGTCTATTTTTAATGAAGATGTGTAGTGTGGGGGGAATATGTGCGAATAGCTCGTTTAGTTGGTGGGGTGGTTGGTTAAATGAAAACCCACGCAAAATTATTACACTTCCTGGTCGATGGTTCAATACAGATCTCATTAGTAGTGATATATATTATGGTGGAACTATAAAGATAAGTTTATAAAAGATAAGTTTATAGTTTCCAACTATATACGGAAATAATCGTAAATGATATAATCTAGTATGTGAGTTCATAGATAGTTACTTAAATCTATCCGTTTATCGGGCGATAAATGGAAGACAAATACTTCATATTTACTGAGCTTGTCGGTAGTAGCATCATTGGTCGAAATGCGATCTCGACATTTCACCAGCATCACAAACGCAAGCTCAATATATTTATAGGGCGAGAAGATGTGGCAAATATTCCTGAAAATCCCAACAATATTATTCACATTCTAGAAGATGATGATAACCTCCGCAAACTCATCAATAATCGCCAGGATAATCTTGGTCTAGCTCTATTATGGGCCAATCTTATCCAGAAAAATCCCACTAAAAAATTCATTCACTTCGATTCCGATACTATATTTCTTAATGCTGCTGTGGATCGCATTATAGACAAGATGAATGAAGGTTATGATCTTGTTGGACCCATCAAGAATTATAAGAATAACAATCGTGGACGAGATGATGTTCGCAAATATCGTGATATTGTTCACACATACTGCTGTGGATTCAACGGTAGTCTCATCGACAAATCCAACTTTATGGATCTACTCAACTACTGCTCCGGCACCGGCTATGAACACCCTGTGATGGATTTCTTCGACCCCGTTCAATTCCAGATTCTCAAAAACGGTGGGCGAGTGGCTTTCATGGATATCAACCAGTACGGTGGTGAACTCCCGAATGGAACACGAATGAATCGGTTCCCCATTCTCAACATCTTTGCGGATGTCGGGGATCATATCATCCACTTCAGAGGAGCAAACCTCGGTTGGTTCTTCTATAACCAGATCATCAACAAAAAAGAAATGAAAGTTGCCCAGCATATACTCAACGATGCCATATCCATGCTCGACGTCTATTTCCACGTCTTCTTCCGCAAGAAGATCGCAGAGAACAACGGTAAAATGGCTCTTATTAAACATTTCTGTAGCATGCTGGGACTTCCGGATCCAACTGCCGAGCAGGCAGTCGAGACAAAACCTGAGGAACCCGCTGTGAAACGCCCGAAGAATAAGCTTGATACCGAGAAACCTCTTAACATATTTATCGCAGGTTATCCTAAAACAGGCAGACCTTCCACCAAATTAATAGAGAAATTCTTCCCGATGTTCAGTGAGATTAAATATACTCGCATTCTAGAAGAAGCTGATCTCTGTATCAACAGCAACATGATTCATTACCCATTTGAGGAGAAATATAACATCGAACTCACTCTTCGTGATGTAATTGAGGATGCTAAGAAGAATGATATCCTTATTGGTGGACAATTTAATAGTGATAATACCATCCAGCTTCCACCATTCATCCGATACATCTATAACTATGATACCGAGAAAATCATGACGCGTCTTACGGAGCGACCGACACGAACTGCGGAGACTATTCCGAAGAAGTTCTGCTGCTTCATCGTAACAAACGAGGATGGTCCACAGCGTAATATGCTGTTCCAGTTCTTGAACAAAGCGAAGTCGGTGGATTCCCTCGGTAGATACAAGAATAATGTTGATGTTATCTGCAATCATCACTATAGTAGCGACGAATATCGCGAGCTCCTCTCGCAGTATAAGTTCGTCATTGCTTTTGAACGCAAGAAGGAAACCGGCTGGATTACAGAGAGAATAGTTAATGCTTTTGAAGCGGGCGTAATCCCTATCTATTGGGGAACCCCGGCAGTTTTCAACTATTTCAACAGGAACGCCTTCATCTCAATGGATGATAAGAAATCGGGAGCAATCCGCGCGGTGATTGATAAGATCATGGAGATTGATGCCGATGATAGCAAGTACCTCGAGATGGTCAATGCTGCTCCTCTTGTTTCCCGCGAGGTTATAGAGGATGAAATTACGGGTGCGGTGGAGAGATTCTCGACGATTCTGCGCAAGTATGTTAAGAACTATAAACAGAAACGCGAACCATTACCGCGTGATGGTGTGAAGATTTACTATGAGGGATTCGTGGGATACGAACCACCGACATATCTGGCGGATAAGATTTTTGCGAAATTTGGTGGAGTTAAGAAGGTAGATAAGCCGGATGACTGTGATGTCTATTTTAGTACCGTCTGGACTACCCCCGATAAGGTGACATACCCCGGCAAGTATAATGTACACATTACTGGAGAAAGCTATATTATCAATGAGGGTGACCATAGGGTTAATAATAATGATGTAGAGGTCAGCTATGATCTCATTCTTTCGCCTCAGAAGGATTCGGGTAAGAATCTCGACTTGCCCTATATTATTCATCACGCATATTCGAATGGTCCAGGCGAGATTTTTGATCAGTTAGAGGCCATTAATAAGCGCGCTCTAGAATATGCAGATACAGGGGATAAAACTGTGGCAATTAGAACTACGGAGAATATTCCCTCTAAATTCTGTGCATTTATTGTGTCTAATCCGCGGGGTGTGGTGAGAAATCTGATGTTCCAGACATTGAATAAGAAGAAGCCTGTTCATTCCCTAGGCAAATACAAGAATAATGTGGGTGGAGTATTGAGTATTCCACATTCATCACCGGAGTATGTTGAGTATCTGCGTAATTATAAGTTCATAATTGCGGGTGAGAATGCGAATACTGGAACTTATATTACGGAGAAGATATTGAATCCACTTCTGGCGGGCATTATTCCAATCTATTGGGGTACTAGCCATATATTCGAGATATTCAATAAGGATCGATTCTTGTATCTCGATACTAGTGTGCCAGATTCATTCAATAAAATGGTGGAGCGTATTCTAGAATTAGATGCCGATGAAGAGAAGTATCTCGAGATGGTTAATCGACCTATCTTTGTAGATTATGCCAAGTTTAGAGAGACATATAGCCTGGAGGGATACGCCGATAAGGTTGAAGCAATCCTCGGTGGAGGTAAATAGAATATATGACTCAGTATCGTGCGACATATGATGATATATATATCATTATACGTGATGTGTGGACGGATCTAGATGGATTTGATGAATTCCCACCCGAGTTCATTGCATATTTTTTTCCAGATTTCGTCGTGTTGGCAGAGTTTTTCGCGTGATTTGAGGAGATTGAAGTATGGAAGGAATTCGTCGAGGCTAAGTAGTTCGCACAGTTTATAGATGACATAGGCGTAACTGGGGAGATTGCTGCGCCATGGTGGGCAGTATTTCATCCATGGTGGTAGTATTTCTTTGAACATGGATCGAAGGCGTTCTTCGTTTTCTCTGGACATACAGGGTGGTGGTATGCCGGTTAGTCTATAGATGATGTGGGCGTTGTGCTCGTAGTAGCGAGTCATGTTACATTTTTTGAGGATTGCGCGGAGTTTTTTGGGTGTGAGGTAGCGTTTTGCTGCTTCTAGGGCGGCGGTGGCGTCTTCGATATTATCGAGTTTGCTGATTTCATCGGCGGTGATATAGATTTTCTCTTTGCGTAGTTCGGATTTAATGTCTTCGTATACTTCGTGGGGAATCTCGGTGGATTCTTTGCCTTGGAATTGGCTGAGGAGTTCATTGAAGTGGTTGATGGGTTTATAGGCGTAATACTGGATTTCTTTTGGTGGATCTTTGTATGAAGGTTTATCAGAATCAACGAGTATTTTCTCTATTTTGCCGCAGTTTTTACAGAATGTGACGGCATCTCCGGGGTCTTGCATTTTTTCGCCTCCGCATGTTGCGCAGTAATTTTCGGTGTCATCATCTTCTTCTAGAACGGAGATCATGTGTCGTTCATCGGTGTAGTGTAGATAGAGATCCATGATATGTTCGCGTGATTTGAAGTTGGGTGTATCGGAGGTTGTGGGTGGTGATGGTTCGGTGGGTGCGGGTTCTGCGAAGTAGGATAGAATGGAGTAGCTGGAGACGGGTTTGGTGGGTTTGGATGCGGTGGTGTCTTGTTGCGACCACCGTTCTTTGGTATCGTAGTATTCATATAGGAGGGATCCTACGTTGAGGAAGTAGTCAATTTCGGGTTTTCTGGAGCGTAGATCGGTGATCTCTTGGTCTATTTGGGATATTTCGGTTTCTATTTCGTGTTTTTCGCGGGTGCGGTGTCTATCTCCCGATTCTATAAGGACGGTGAGACGACGCATTAATGTCTCACGCTTCTCTTCCAAGACGGGTAGATTATCGCATTTCTGGGTGATTTTCAGGAGATTCTCTTTGTGTTTTGCGTCTAGAGTAACTCTTGTATCCTGTGCGACCTTCTTCTTTGTCTTGATCTTGATTTGTGAAGACATTTGTTAGCACGAGAAACTTTTTTGAGTTTTAAGTCGAAGATCTGGGCTATAAAAAGGTGGATCTTGTGATTTGGCGGTATTTGAACGCGGAGGTAAAAAAATAAAATGGCTAGGTAGTACTTTTTTTTCAGTATATGTGGCGGCTAGGTTATTGTGGGGTGATTGAGTGGTATGATGTGATATGGTTGAACGCGGTGATGGGGGTTGAAAAGGAGATTGTGGTGAAATTTATTCTAGTGAAGTATTAAAAATGGGTGGCGGTTTGATGCAGTTGGTTGCTTATGGTGCGCAGGATGTTTATCTGACGAGTAATCCGTCGGTGACTTTTTTCAAGGTTGTGTATCGACGACACACGAACTTTGCGATGGAGTCGATTGAGCAGACTTTCAATGGAGCTGCCAACTTTGGCCGAAAGGTGACGTGCACGATTGCGCGAAATGGAGATCTTATCACGCGATGCTATCTCCAGGCGACGATTCCGTCGGTTTCGCTCGAGACTGCCGATGGATCTGGAGCTGAGTTCCGTTGGTTGAACTGGCTCGGCCATGCTCTGATCAAGGAGGTTGAGCTCGAGATCGGAGGACAGAAGATTGACAAGCATTATGGTGACTGGCTCCACATTTGGAACGAGCTCACTCAGGATGCTGGCAAGCAGCTCGGTTATGCTGAGATGGTTGGCAACGTTCCAGAGCTTGTTAACACTCTTACCCAGTCGGGAGTTGACTGTGACGATGAGTGCGCCCCAGGCGAGCCATCGGACACTAACTGGCGCCGCAAGTGTGCTCCGGAGTACACTCTGTACATCCCGCTCCAGTTCTGGTTCTGCCGAAACCCAGGACTTGCGCTCCCGCTGATTGCTCTCCAGTACCACGAGGTGCGAATCAACCTCACTTTCGAGGAGCTGAAGAACCTCTGCTGGGACAGCACTACTTCGCAGACGGTCTACAACCGAGTTGCGGCTGACGGACTTGTCGCTGCCTCGCTGTATGTTGACTATATCTACCTCGACACTGATGAGCGACGACGATTTGCTCAGCAGTCGCACGAGTACCTGATCGAGCAGCTCCAGTTCACTGGAGATGAGTCCATCACTTCGTCGGCGGTTAAGATCAAGCTTAACTTCAACCACCCAGTGAAGGAGCTCATCTGGGTTTGCCAGCGTGACTCGTTCGTGAGCTGCTCCCGATCGGTGATTGACACCTGGAAGGGACAGCAGCGATTTAACTACACCGACTGGTGGGACCGCTCGGTGCGAGAGTCCGGATATTCGGCCACTCTCCAGCATGGTGCTGCGGGTAAGAACCCAGTGATCACTGCCAAGATCCAGCTCAACGGACATGACCGTTTCTCTGAGCGAGAGGGATTCTACTTTGATCACGTTCAACCCTTCCAGCACCACACTAATGTTCCATCCAAGGGTATCAATGTGTACTCCTTTGGCCTCAAGCCAGAGGAGCACCAGCCCTCCGGATCGTGCAACATGTCGCGTATTGATAACGCGACCCTCTTCCTCACCGTCTCATCTAACTCCGTCGGATGCTGCGCCACCTCCAAGGTGCGCGTCTATGCAGTTTCCTACAACGTTCTCCGAGTTATGAGCGGAATGGCTGGTATTCGAGTATTTAATATGCTAGCAATAGTGCTACTAAAAGGTAGTGCTAGTTCGGTGATTGGTGTCATAATAAATGGCATCGAGCGACATTGTCAAATTGCGGGAAAGTCCTGTTAGGCTATTTGTACCGCCCTGAAACCGAAAGGTCTGTTCAGAGGCACCCCAGGGAAACTTGGAGGGTATGGTAAGAATCAAATAGATAGGGATAATCCGCAGCCAAGTCCTAATGTTAATCCCTGATTAACTATGGATGCAGTTCAGAGACTCAATGGCAGTGGGCTTGCTTATGGCGAGCTTAAGATAGAGTCCGTCCCCATGGAAACATGGCTTATAAGAGGAATTCATTCTGGGCATCACCCCCACATGAAGGAGAGCTTATAGGGTTTATCGCGAGATAAATGGAACCAACGGTTGCTTACTCCAACTAAAATGAATCAAATCTTCTTAATCTTATTAGAACGATTTACATCATTATAACAACATTATAACATAATTCACATCTAAAAATATTTTAAATACAAAATATTTTTATAGAAATCTTTATTCACTCTATCTCAATTTGTATTCAATCACTATATAAATGCCGAAAACACGTAAGAAATCTTCTTTAATGAAAATCTCGGAAACACGCAAAAAATCACCCACCAACTCTTCCATGAATTCCACATTAGAAATCTATAATAATGCCATTCGAAAAGTAGATAAATTAACCGACATTTACAGGCATTTCTGGCTAAATATATATTACAATGACACATATATCTTCTATAAATTCGCCATCGAATTCTACAAAGACATCCTGGAAAATAATCCCCGTGGATTTTTTTTATTCATCAACGAAAAGTTATATGATGGATCATGTCCACCCAGAAATAAGAGTGAAATGTTCGCTTTCAAACATCATCCAGAAATAAAAAACATTAAACCGGATGATCTCTGTGCATTATCCAAACAGATTATCGATATTCTAGACACTATGTTTTTTACAGTATGTCCATCACTTCCATTCAGTGTTGAAGTATTTAGAAAAGAAACTCGCGACTCCCCCGAAAAAATATCCGAAATCTTATCTCTTAAGAAAGGCGATTACTATAGACCCGCAAACTACTTATCCACCAGCGTAAATCCATTTTTCTGGTCAAATAACACAATACATCAGATATTTAGTAATTATTCCAATTTAGACATAAATTTCCACATAATTTTACCAAAAGATTCAAAATGTTTCTATAATCCATACACATATAGTAGTAATACCTATTCACATTCCCAAATAAAAAATAAAAAATATAAAGAAGGATTCTGCGAATGGGAAATCACATTACCACGCGGTAATATTTTCGAAATAATAGATACAAAATTAATTGGCAATATATTGTTTATAAAAATGATACTGAAATATCAAATTATTCCGTCTAAACATCCCATGAAAACAGAACCACAGAAACCACCAAAAATCATAATTAATACTCCAAAATTAAAGAAATTTGCCAAATCTAAATATGTTCCTATAGACGGAGAAACTGTGCGTATTAATAAAAAACATACACTTTTAGAAATTTACAAAGAGACATTGCACCATATCGATATGAAATTATACACAGATATCGAAAAAGCTACAAATAACTTCGAAAAATCAAAAACAGAACTGGATATTACTAAGTATCCATTGCTTATAGAAAAACATAAGGAATTCAGTACTAATTCTCAGATTATTAGTGATCTTAACCTTTTTAGTGATCCAGGGTATCTCATAAAAATGTGTAATAATATACCATTATCTTGGAAATATGAAGATATTGTAAATTACTTTACTGAAACTATTAAAATAAAGAAGGAACGAGATTTTTCTATACGAAATAACTCTATTTGTCTAAAACTACAGAAAACACGAAATATTTTTATAAATGGAAAAGATCTACGATTACGAAAACTGAATTTCCTAGATTCAGTAATAAAAATAGTAAATATAAAACCCGGGTCGATAATTAAAGTGACAAATGGGCTCTTTTTCTATAATAAGTTCGATTCCAGTATTCTAAATGACTCTAATGATTTCATTACATCAACGGATAAAAAATACAGTAAGAATCCTGAGTTCCCTATAGATAAAAAATTTCCATATCTCATAATTATTAAATACAAATCAGAAGTAGACTATTTTCCGGTTAATTTTAATATGGGTTATACTGCATTTATAGAGAAAATGACAGTTGATGCAGTGACAACTGTTAACATCACCGACGAAATCTATTACTATATTATAGAGGCTAGTTAGGATGTGTGTGGTACCATGTGTGGCTCTATAGAGCAATACATTGTTTTCTAGATGAATAATAAAAATGTTAACAAGAAAAAACACTTATTGTGAAATTTTCAGAAAAACACGCAAGAATTCTAGATCGAATGGTAATTTAACCTTCTGCGAATCATTAAAACGCCACGAGGATGTTATTAGAATTGAAGAAGAATTAGAAAAAACATATGATAATTTCTGGTTAAATATATTTCATAATGATGCCTTCGTCTTCTATAAAAATGCGATCTTATTTTATAAAAATCTACAAAATAATAAGGCACATAATTTTTTTAGTGGATATATTAATAATACATTAATAAGAGGTCAGTGCAATTTAACAGATAAATTAAACGGAGACGGATTTTTAAATGATAAAATCTTAAATGTAGATTTAAATGATCTTTGCAGGTTATCTTTGCAAACCATTAATATTCTAGATAGTGTATTTAGTATTTGTCCTCGCATTCCATTTAATCTGGAAACATTTAGAATTGAAAATCGACCAAGTTCGGACGAGTTTTTTACTCTTAAAAAAGGAGATTATTATAGAAGCCCTGGATATATGTCCACTACAATAAATCCATGGTACGCAGACGGTATTAATTTGATTAATAAAAACCAAAAAACTCCAAATATTATTTGGATGATAATTCAATTACCCGTAAATTCAATGGCATATTATATGAATAATTTAAAAGTATTTAATCAAGAATGGGAAATTTTACTTCCACGAGAAAATATATTTCAAATAATCAAAACTAAAAAGATTTACAATATTTTATTTATAACAATGCGCCTGGTAAATCAAATAATTCCAAATATTAACTTAATTGATATAACAAAAAAGTATGTTAATACACAAATTATACCCAAGAATGAATACAAAGATTTAGATAAAACCAAATATTATGATTTAAATATTAAAAATCCGAAATTCAATGATCAAGAAATTAAAATAAAAATTACTAAATATTTGTCTTTAGTTAAGAATAATAAAAAATATGAATACAGCAATTTTCTGGAAAGTTTAGAATTATATAATAATAAAGCCCGTGATTCTATAATACATTTAATGTCCCCTATTTTAAATAAAAAACAGAAAACTAGTAATATTTTACTGAATGGATATCATATTCTTCCTAGAATAAATAAAAAATATAAAAAGGGAGAAGTGATATTAATATCATATCCCATCGAATTCTTTTTAGATATCGATTATTCTATATTTCTAGGAAGAGGACACCATAATAATTTAAAATCCATCTATTTTACTGATAAATCTTATCCATATTTAATCATTATTAACTATAAACCAGAAGTGGAATACATTCCAATAGATTTTAATAGAGGATTAACGCTCGATATCAGTAGAATTACCATAGATAAAGTTGAGAAGATGAACATCACCGATGAAATTTACTACTACCTTATAGAAGCTAGTTAGGATATGTGCGG